TAAAAAGGCAAGTAATAATTTACCTATGGAACCATCAAATTCTTTTACAGCGGCTGAAAAAGCTTCGGTTGATGTTTTACCCGATAATAAAGCTTTTTTAGCTGCTGTTTCTGCTTGTTTAAAAGGTCCGGAAAAAGCTTTTAACCCAGGTATAGAACTAACAAAATCACTAGCTCCTTTAAAAAATTGTACATTACTATCTAATTCTGCAGCTGCAGATGCTGCCCTATCATAAAAATTAGCTAATCTTGAAGCTTCACTAGAAGCCCTAGCTAAATTTTCTGCTTGTCTTTCTAATAATACTTTTGTGTCACCAGCAGATGTTTTAGCTCTATCTGCTAATACTTTTGCTCTATCGGCTAGTGTATTAGAATTTCCTCGTAAGTTATTTCCTTCTTTAAGTAATTCATTTACCTTACTAGTTCCATCAGCTAAATTAGCTATAGTTTTATTTAACTTATTAGCTGCTCCTGCTCCTTGTCTAAAAGCATCATTAACATCTTTTCCTAACTTATTAGCTACTTGACTAAGTAATCTATCTAAATCTTTAGCTGCATCTCTAATTTCATTAAACATTTTACTAGATTCTCCTGCTCCTTCTCTTAATTTCCTTAAATTATCTGGATTAAAATCGTCTCCGTTAGCCATAATATATTATTTTATAGTTATAAATATAAAAAAGAAAAGGTATCTATGATACCTTTATCTTAAAAATTATATGTTGACGAAGGACTTATATTAGGTCCTGTTGGTTTATTTGAAGATTGGGCTTGATTTTGATTTTTATTTTTTTCCATTTCTTCATTTTGCTTTTTATTATATTCATTTATTTTCTGAACATGATATCTTCTCATCCAAATTGGCATGTTGTATACTTCTGAGTGTTTAAATCCACCACCACCATGGAACACCAGATCATGAATTTGGTTAAATAAAAGATTTCTATATTGTGGCGTCAGGCCAAAAAAAGTTAAGAGTAATGGGAATTGGTAATTTAACGAAGTCCCCATTTTTTTCTTCGTATTCAAAATTTAAATCTGTATCTGGTTGTATTTCTCCTATATAGTTTCTTAAAGCTCGTGCGTCTCTAGCTAATAATTGAGTATCTACGAATTCTCTAATAGTTGATTTTTCAAAATCACCATTTACTGATGTAATTAAATGTTTAAGTCTTGTTGATAGTTCAGGAGAACTATTTTTATTTAGTCTTTTAAGACCCTTAATTTCATTTTCTATAGCTTTTTCATCACCATGATTTAATATTTTAAAAGTAACTGGTGTTTTTGATGTAGGTAATGTAAAATCAAATTTATTTTCTCTATTAATTACTAATTTTTCATTAAAAGGTTTATCTTCTACAGTAGTTAAATCTACCTTAATAGTTTCTCCTTTATAGTTAAATTCATAATCTTTACCATAACCTAAAATACGAGCTGCTACTAATATAGCATTTTTATCTCCTGTTACTAATTCATTGTAATCAATAGGTGTTACAATAAGTGATTGTAATAATTTATCTATTACTGTTCCTTTTTCTATGAAATTTTGGTTAGTAAGAATATCTTCTTCTTTAGCAGTCATATATTTCATTTTAATGACTCCTTTAGATAGTGGAGAAGATTCTGGATAAATTAAACCTTTTGAGGGTAATGTAACTTCCTCTGTGGGAAATTGTTGTTGTTGTTCCATAACGTTATTATTTTATTTAAAACTAGTTCGGATATACATATATGTAAGAAAAAAGAAAGCGCCAAAAAGGCGCTTTTTCTTTATAAAAATTTTACTATTAGTAATTTAAGATGGCGTAATCCATTACTATAGTCATTGAAATGTTTGCTGGTGTGTCTGAAGTCCAGTCCATATCACCAAAGTTAGCATTTTGACAATAAGCTCCTTTTAAGATCCATTCTTCAACTACATCACCTACAGGTCCTAATGTGTTAATTCTAATGTCTTTTTTGTAAAAGTCAGAATAACCATCTCTACCTGTAACTGATTCATGTGATAATCTTACCCACTCCATTACTGCTTGAGCACCTGATGGTGTAATTGGGTCGTATAAATCACATGTGATATTTTCCCAATTAGCTTTTCCTTTAATTTTTCTTTTTACGTTAATGTGATCAAGAACTACTTCACCAAAAGAAATTTGTGGTCTTTGTATTTTCTTAATAAGGTATGCTGGGATTCCATCAATGTACATTATGAACCTATTTTGTAATTTAGGTTCAAATGCTGTAAACATAGTTTCGTTTGTATCTAATATTGCCATCTTTTTATTTTATTTATTGTTCTATTATAAATATATTATTTTCTAATTTTTATGAATCAAATGTTGCTCCTGTTGGTAGTACATTGAAATCTAAGATTATAAATTCAGCTGTTTTAGTTGGCTGTAAATAAATCGCACCTACTAATTGGTTTCTGTCAATTTCTGTTGGTGTATTATTACTTTCATCCATTTGTACTCTGAAGGCAAATAATCCTTGTCTTTGTTGTACTGACTCTAAATATGGGTTTACTATATTTAAGAATCTATTTCTAGTAACTTGTGTATTTTGTTCAAATACTAAGTATTTAGAAGAACTTCCAATGAATTTCTTAAGAGCAATTAATAATCTTCTAACATTAATTCTATCAAGAGCTGTTGATCTTGATTGTAATGTTTTCTGACCCCATATACAAACTCCAGTTGCGGGGAATGTAGCTATTGGATTAATTTTAGCATCATATAACACATCTCTTTCAGCTTGGTTTAATCTAATTTTAGCTTCTAGTACATTTCCTAATACACCTCTATTTAAACCTGCTGGTGCAAACCATTCTGCAGCAATTGCGTCTGAAGCTGCTATAGCTCCTGGTACTATTACTGATGGTGGTACTAATACTGGTTTATTCATTGAAGTATCAAGTACTTTAACCCATGGATAATAAACTGCAGCGTAGTTGGTGTCTAAGCCATCTGCTTGACTTACTGCTGAGTTTACTGATTCGTTATATTGAGCTAAATCCATTACATAAAACGCATCTCCTCTTGTTTCTACCATATCAATTGCAGCATCTGTTACATTAGGGTGTAATTGTTTAATAACACCCGGTAATGCTAACATGTTAATATCGTATTCGTCTTGGTTTGAAATGATATTTAGTGCTTTTTTATATGCTTTTGATCCAGCTTTAGTTGAATTACTTAAATCAAATCCATATAAATTAGATCCACCTGTGTAGTTAGCATGTAATGAGCTTTCATTTCCTACAAATTTAATTCTATGAGTTGGAATACCATCTGTTCCTCCTTGGAATGGTACTGAGAATTTTAATTGAGCTGCTGTTGGTCCTGATGCCCCTGTTGGATCTAAAGTAGTTGCTAATGAACCTGTAAATAAACTTGAACTTGCATGACCACTAAAGTTTTCAACATTAAATGCTCCAGCACAATTATTTTCTTCTGTAGCTGGTAATGGTTTTAAGAAGTTTTTATTATCATATTTTTTATCTTCAAACATCCATCCTAAATATCCTCTTGAACTATAGTCTGTACTAGTTATAGCTCCTACTCTTTGTACACTTTCAAAAGATGCTGAAGGGAATACTACTGTATAACTGTTACTATTATTATTTATTATACTACCACTAAATACGGTTGAGGCATTTATAGGATCAACTACTGCAGCAAATCCTTTAGGTGATAATTTAGGTGATGTAGCTTTAGAATCTACTGCTGTGTCTACTTCTACTCTAATATATTCTGAAACATTAGAATAATTTCCAAGTAATTCTACTTTTCCTAGTGTTTCATTGTATTGTGGGTATCTGTCTCCAATCACTCGTGAAATATAATTTGGTGAATCTGGATCTAAGTTTACATTATTATATTGTTCTAATATTAATGGTGTTTTATCTGTGTCTTCATATTTTCTTAAAATTACAGAAAATGTAGAATATTGTTCTACTCCATCTATATCTGCTGGTTCTCTTAAATTAGCAATAGAAACTTTAAATTTAGTGTTCATTTCTCTACCATGAGATATTGTGTGAATTTTAAATAAGTTTTTACTACCTTTTGCTACACCTGACTGAATAAATGGTGTTGAAGCGTATGAGTATCCTTCACTTGCTCCTGCTAAACCACTATATGTTAAAGTGTCTCCTTGAGTTATTAACTGAATAAAGGTTCCATCAACTAATGAACTTGATGTACTTGAGGGTACGTGAGATATACCATGACTAGTGTATGTAGTTCCTGCTGTGTCTGCTATTATAGTTTTAGTTAAATTTTTAAATTCTAATTCTGCATAACCAGGTATACCATCATAAGCTACAACTCCTGTTTTGCTATTATCTGGTGTATCACCTAATAATTTAACCCAATATTTATTACTTGTTGGGTTAATAGAAGCATCAAAAGTAGTAGAATAAGATGTTGTTGAACCTGATAATTTTAATTGTAATGTACCTGCAGCTGATGCTGATATAATATATGATGAACCAGATACACCTGCGAGTCCATCAACTTGTAGTGGATCAGATGCATTTGTTAAAACTGAGTCTTTTAAATCTGGTAAAGCATCTGTGTCTTTAGAAGGATAAATTGCTCCTAAAAATATTCCTTTATTTGAACCTGAAGGGAAAGCAGCTAATGCTACTACTTCATTAGTACTTGTTGTGTAAGTAGCTCCACCACCACCTAATACTCTACATACAGTAACTGATCCTGCGCTTCTTAAGTATTCTCTAACTGTTTGTGGAACGAATGTTTCAGAGCTTAAAGTTCCAAATTTTCTTTCGTATTCTGCGAAACTTTTTACTACTGTTGGTACAAAAGCTGGTCCTTCTACTGTAGGTCCAACAATTGCAGCGCCTATTGCGCCAATTCCCGCTGGTAAAAATGAAAGGTCGTTTTCTCTTGTAAAAACACCTGGTGAAATTATTTGTTCTGCCATCTTATATTTATTTTATAAAGTTATATCCTTGGTTGGTTCTCGTATAAATATGAAAAGAAAACGCAAACCACGACCAAGTAATCGATTAAATTATAATTTAACCGTCAATAAATATAATTGGCTTTTTAAAAACTACTCCGCTGGTGTAAATGTACCTGTTTCTATATCAAGAGATCCTCTACCATATTTATCCGACAATGATTTAGCTAATTCTTGCTCTTCATTTTCGAGTTTTTTAATTTCAGCTTTTATTAAGTCTTCTTGTTCATTTATTTTAATTTTTGACAAATGAACTCTACCTAATTGTGAAAGCATTTGGTCTAATCTAGTTTGAAAGCTTTTTAAATTATCTAACTCTTCTTGAGTAAATTTTTGAGCTTCTCCTTTAATTTCTTGAGGTGATGGTATTTTTTTATCTGCCATAACTTATAATATTTGTGTTAAATTAATTAATCGGATATACATATATGTAAAAAGTAAAAACCGTTAATCTACTGTAATTATTTTTCCTATGTTTGCTGTTGCTACTGTATTTGCTTTACTTATATTAGCTGCTGGTACTCCTAACACATCATGTGTGTATCCTGTAGCTGCTGCTGTGTAGGATAAAGTTATAGCACCAAAATTTATACCATTAGTTACATCACCATCTGATTCTAACGGGTCTTCTTCTTCACCCGCTACATCAAGAGATAAAAGTAATGCTACATTAAAATCATTATTATTATTAATTTGAGTAGCGGCTGTTGAATTTAAAGTAAATGTAATTGTTCCACTTGATCCAAAAGCTGTTGCTGCAGAATAGTTAGTGTTTTTATCTACATTATCAAAATCATTATCAACAATTGCACTACCATTACTACTACCTGCAGAGTGTTTTACTGCTGTTACCTTATGAAGGTTATCACTACTATCACCAGCAACAGATACTACCTTTAGCAAAAAATTAGAACCACCTGATATACCTGATGTGTTAAAATGTATAAATGTTCTTATAAATCTAAATGTACCACCACCTCTTCCTGATGATTTAAAATATTGTATACAAGATGATTGGTTACCTGTAGCACTATCAGTAGCTGTACCAGAAGTAGCACTAAGTGCGTCTAGATAAGAAGTTTGACTTGTTCCTGTTATAAATCCTGCTCTATTTGCGCTTAAGTTTGGCATTTAAAACTGTTTTTTTGGTAAATAATAAGTTGTAGAGTTAAAATAGCTGTTTGTTGGTGGATCAACAGTTAGAGCTTGATAGGTTACATTAGGTATATTGTAGAAATTAGTTTCATTAGTATTATTATTCCACCAAGTTACTTTAGTGTTTGATTTTGTTAAAGCACTTAAAGATGAACTAAAATTTTTCATATTTTCATCACCAAATGTATCATAAAATATACCATCATAAGTAGATAAAGAATCTTTAACATCATACCAACTACCTGTTATA